CTGGTAAAAGTTGAAGGAACCCTTGAAGAACTCAAGGCGCTGTTTGTTGAGAGTGCAAAACAAGAAGCACGATCTACAGCAAAGAAGGCTGGAAAGAAAGCAGTCAAGAAGGCTGTCAAGACTGTCTCACGTGCACCATCAGCGTATAACAAATACATGAAGAAGGAACTCGCACGTCTGAAGCAGGCTCATCCGCGTATGACTCATCAAGCACGCTTCAAGAAAGCAGCTAAGTCTTGGAAAGGATCTAAGAAAAAGAAGGGTGGTAAGAAATGAAGATGCTTACCAAGGAACATGGATTGTTATCTGTGAATCAATCGCCTCCTGGAGAATGGAATCTTGATCCTTCAATCAGTCAAGGTTGGGAACGAGTAACCACTGGGTCATTCGTTTCATCCACGTACTTTGACTTGGCAGGTATGTCCATGGAAGAGAAGACGTTGTTCTTCGAAGCAGCAGGAACTCAAGATCTTCTTTCACCACAAGTATTCAATCAAGCCACTGGCGATTCACTTATTCTCCTGGACATAATGACAAGCTCACCGATGACCCCAACCGAAGTTGTGTTCTTTGGTATCTATGGGAACTTCTCTGGATCACAGTCGAACATCAGCTTCGATGAAACCATTTATGCACGTGCGCAACAATACTCTGTTCACGTTGACACAGGGCTTTGGAACGGTATGACTTTGAACACTGAAAATCAACTTGGTTCAATGAAACCAACTGCAAGTGATCGAGTGTATTCTTACAGAGCCGTTATCTTTGGGACACCATTCACAGGTAACAGAGTGGACCTAACTGGATGCCGCCACATGCTGCAAGCCATGGCTAAGGAAGAATCCGACCACGAATACATGATGCGACTTATGCGCTCGTATCAACTCCAACAAGAACCGGACGTTGATTGAGTTGTTAGTGATGGACATCTTTGACTTGCCACGTAAGGTCAAGGGTTTGCCCATATTCAAGGCTGCACGTTTTGGTATGCAAGTTGGCGAGATTGTCGGAACATACGGCGGTGAACGTCGCATGAGAATAATCGAAGAACGAGGAGCCGCAGGTGACTTGACTTCTGGATTCACTCAAGAGTTATTCGAGAGTGAAATCAAAGCGATCCGTATGGGCGCACAAATCTAATTGAGGAATTAAAATGTCTGAAGAAACACCAATTGAAGAAACGAAAGCACCAAGCAAGACCGAACGATTCGCACAGTGGCTTATGTCACGTGAAGAACGTCGAGCTGAGAAAGAGTCCAACCTCGAAAGTCTGATTCGACTTAACGTGCTTGTGTCCTTTCTCACTCTCGGTTTGGTCGGTGGGTTCGAAACTGTACAGGTTGCTATCTCATTGATCCCTTACTTGGGCTGACATAGCATACAGGTCTGAACCCAAAGGAAGTTGTATTCACAACGTACAACTTCACCAGTCGTAAGACGTTGATTGTGTTTGCAGAAGTAAGTCTGATCGCAGGCTTCACACTTGACGCACATCACTCTTCCTCCAATCGATCGATGCTCTTGCGCATTTCATAACATGATTTACAAGTGCATTTACAATTAGAATACCAATAAGTCAAATTGACACGCTGTATCCTACAGATCGCTTCGCTAATGAATGTCATTCAGAAGCCTCCAACGTCGGACAGTCGGCGGTCCAATGATTGCCAAAACAATTCTTGCACATGTAGTTTCGAGGCGGTGCAGGTTTTACTTTCGGTTCACTTTCACCAGGAGAATACTTTCGCAACTGCATGCGAACCCAGTGGGAGAAGTTCTCACCGTCTTTGACCAGTTGCTTGCGGATCGCATCGCTTACTTCGTCGAGGCTGATGGTACGGTTTGGCATCACTCTTCCTCCTTTGGTGGGCACGTGTGCTTGTCATCGGACCATCGAGCAACCCAATGCGTCCAGCATTCTTTGCAGAACTTAAATTTGCGCTGAGCATAATCCAATCTCTCCATGACGTTGTACTTCCAATCTATTGGTTCCGTCTCGTCCTGGTAAATCATGTCTCGATGGATCGCTAATTTGACCCACTCAATTTGTTCTTTCGTCAAGTAAACATCGGTCTGTAATGGTTCGTCAGCCATGAGACTCCTATGAACCCCTACTATAAGTACATACGCATGTGCGGAATGCCTATAGCCTATGGCTATACATAGGGGTGGGTGTGGTGAGGGTGAGTAACTCATGGCGTGCCACCGGTAGAGAAGATTAAGTGCTGGATGTGGGGTACTTGTGTTGTCCGGGGGAACCGGTTTGGTACGTCATGCACAAAAACAACCCCCGGACACCTCCAAGAGATGATTAGAATGGCAGCAAAGAAAACAGCAATTTTTACCCTAACTGAACGACTTACGATCACCGCAGCTGCGACTGATACGTTTGCAACAATTGACCTCGGCAGTTACGTCGATGTTGGTGATCGCCAAGCACTTCAAATTCACAGTGTTGACTTTATCTTCCAAGGAACTGCACCAGGCGATGACCTTGTCTCAGACATTGGCGCTGGCCATGAAGTAAGTGTCCAAGTTACCGACCTAAACCGTGGCGGACTTGTTTTCGCCAACGACCGTGCTCTAGTTGCTTCTGGTCGATTGGCCCTTGATGGAAACGGTGGCGTGTTCAATGACTTCGACCTTTACCCGGATAACTTTGGCAAGGGTAGCGATGACGGACGTTACGTCGTTAACGATCAACTCTACATCACCGGATATTCAACCGGCATCGCTGCTAATCAAGCCTGCAACGTCACCGTTCGAGTGAACGCTTCCATTGTCACCTTGGGTGCAAAGGACTTCATGGCCATCGCAATCCAGTCAACAGCCGCCGACAACTGAGGTGGTTCTCCTGGTAAAAGTTGAAGGAACCCTTGAAGAACTCAAGGCGCTGTTTGTTGAGAGTGCAAAACAAGAAGCACGATCTACAGCAAAGAAGGCTGGAAAGAAAGCAGTCAAGAAGGCTGTCAAGACT